AGGACGAATTGCAGATACAAAAAAGCCCGCATAGCGGGCTTTCAGGACTTAGTATCAGGCTCTGGTGACCGTTAACAAAGAATTTTGGTGGGCTGGCGGGAGTTGAACCCGCGTCCGAAATTTCTACATACTATTTTTATTACAATGAAAACAGTGTATTACGTTTAAAAACAGACCTTTAGTGTTATTTGGTGTTTGACCATTTTATGCGTTTTTAATGCTCTGTCGCCACTTTGCCGCCAAGGATGTTCATATAAGGAGGCTTAGCATAAACCTCCTTGGTCTGCTGGAAAGTGGTTTTGGAGAACCTTCTTTCTTCTGACTGTAAATATTTTAGCAGACGTTGGTGTTTGTTTTCTAATATTTGACTATTTCCAGCCAGATCGTAAATATCGGATGTGATGTTATAAAGCCAATAAACTACAGCTTTGATTTCAGGTTCTGAAAAATAGGTGGTATTAAATACATATTCATTATTGTGATTGTAGATGTAAGAGTGTTTCCTTTGTATAGTGTTAACTTTAAGTAGGTTCATAAGCTTGATGATTTTAAGATCAATAGAAATTAAAGATACTATCTCTGACTTCAAATCACCCTTTTTGATACCAACAATTTCTTTATCAAGTTCATTCCAGGCATTTATGATTTTTTGCGTAAATTTTTCAGAAGGACTATAAAGTGCACCCGTATTTTGTGAAGATTGAAATAAATTATTATAAAGCTTATGAGGAAATACAATCTTTACTTCGTAAGTATTCACTTTTTCACTTGATTCTATATAAGCATGGCTAGCCACTTCAGCAGCCACATGTCTTGTCCGATCAGTCTGCGTGGGGATGTATTCAAGAACTAAAGTAGGGAATGAACTAATCGTTTCGATGAATAGTTTTAAATGAGAGTAATAAGCGTCTGCATTGTTTTTAACTTTAGCTGATTGAATCTGTGATTCAGTTTGAATAGTCCTATGAATATTATTTACTATTGAAGCAAGTGGCACTGACGAAGCTAATAAAAGCAGTGGAAGTTTACTTATGTTAAGGAAATTTGCAAATCCGTCGGTTGACAGTTGTAAACTATGATCTCTCCAGGCCCAGCAACCGAACAAAATAAAATAGCAAAAGGGCAATAGGATAGAAGCTATAAATAAAGGTTGTTTAAATAAATTATTGTCATTTAACTCAAACCACCCGTAAAAATAAAATATTCCTACTGTTATGAATAGTGAGGTTATTGCCACCGTTAAGAACGCTATCTCAAAACCATAATATATGGTAAAAGTATTTGCAACTATGGATAGTAATAATAAAAAAGTTAAAGTGATAATTTTATTTTTCATAATGTAATCATATTCAACGGGTTTTTGGTAACTGCATCTTCTAAATGATCTGGTGAGAAATGTGCGTAGATCATAGTCATCTTTATATCGGCATGGCCAAGAATTTCTTTAAGAACAAGTATATTACCGCCATTCATCATGAAATAACTTGCGAAGGTATGGCGCAGCACGTGGGTACATTGGCCTTCAGGCAAGTCGATGGCAGCTCTTTTTACTGCACGCTCAAAAGCTTTTCTGCATGGCGTGAATAACTTCCCTCTGTTTTTGGGGAGTTCGTCATACAGATCCTGAGATATCGGTACGGTTCGGTTTTTCTTGCCTTTGGTTTTGGTGTAGGTGATCCGGTATTTCGATAACTGATGGCCCTGCAGGTTTTCGGCTTCACTCCACCGCGCGCCGGTGGCCAGGCATACTTTTGCGATCATCAACAGGCTGGAGCTTTGAGAGTCAGCGCAGGCGTCAAGCAGGCGTTTAATTTCGTCTTGGGCCAGGAACGCCAGTTCCCCCTCTGCGATTTTGAATGTTGGTAGCCCGGCGAGCGGATTAGGCGCTGACCAGTGGCCCAGCTTTTTCAGGGTGCCAAAAACGGATGATAAATTACGCTGTTCCAGATTTACTGTGCGGGGCTTTACTGGCGACATCAGCGCACCGTCTTCGTTACGTACTTCACCTTTTAATCGTGCTTCGCGATATTTTGTAAAGTCACCGGCGGTTAACTCAGAGGCGACGGGATCGCCCAGGCCATTGCAGATAATATTCAGTTTCGCCATTAGGCGCTTGGGGTCTGCGAGCGTTTGGCCGTAAAGGGAGTGCCACTGATCAATCAGTTCTGACAAACGCCGCCGATCTTCCTTTTCACCCAGCCACGGCTTTTTGTTCACTTCATCCATAGTGAAGTTTTCGAATGCTACAGCCTCGCCTTTAGTCGCAAATTGCTTACGCACGCGCTTGCCGTCGCGCCCGTTCGGGTAGCATTCACACAACCATTTTCCATTTGGCTGCTTTCTGATAGTCATAATTAGATGCTCTTGATCACTTTTACAGCTCGTCCGATAGCTTCGATATCATCTACTGAGCACTCAAAAGAGGCTTCGTCCTGATGGACCGCTAATTTGTTTCCTGGAAGCCGCGTTAATTTCACGATGCTCTTAACCCCATCAATATCAACGAGCCATAGTCCATTTGTAATCTGTTTCAGAGATTGATCGACTACATAACTTTCATGAGCATTATTCACGAATAAACAATGACCAGGTTCGTTAGGGAGAATGATGTAATCGAGGTGAATATCGTCATTATCGATTAAGGTGCCATTTTCTAGCGTTACTTGCTTGATAGATGGCGCGACGAGTTTGGCAAGTGGACGAATTGTAGGGCATGTCTCATTATGAGGTTTTTTTGTGCCCTCGTTTTGAGTGTACATCTCACCGTGGCCCGTAGCCAACCATAGCAAGGAAACCCCTGTTTCGAGCGCGCATTGAATTACCCAGTCAGCAGGAAAGCTGTCACGTAACAGCCTGTTTGACATGGTGCTTTTTGAAACACCAAGCTGCTCGCTTAGAGACTGCTTTGTCTTAAGTCCATACGCCTTTAGCAGTCGCTCGATAGCTTCTCTACCCCCTGAATCGGCACCCATTGAAATACTCGCCATTGAAAAACTCCGTTTGACAACCTTGAATCGGGATCGTAATGTTGTAATGACTCTTGATGTGAGGTCTTGAGAGTCGGCATAAAACGACATAAAACGCATCTAAACCGAGAGATACTGCCCTATGAGCACAGATATTTCAATTCGTGTACCAAAAGAGATGGCTACGCCTGCAGAGTTCGCGGAGTGGGAAGGTATTTCTCGTGGCTCTGTATACCAAAAAATTCACCATGGTCAGCTTTCTAAGTACATGGTTAAAAAAGAGAAAAACAAAGGTCGCGTAAGCCTGCGTTACTTAATGTACAAAACAGATCAGGTCCGTGAGTCTCTTGGTCATTCCAACTTCCGCGTCATTGTTGGTCAATAAGTTCGATTATGAGAACTTTTTAAGAGGCTCACATGTTTGATTATACGATTTCCAAACATCCACACTTTGAAGAGGCCTGCAGGGCTTTCGCGCTGAGTCACAACATGGCGAAGCTGGCAGAACGCGCGGGAATGAATGTCCAGACGCTGCGCAACAAGCTGAACCCGGAACAGCCGCATCAGCTCACGCCGCCTGAAATCTGGCTGCTTACCGATCTCACTGAGGACTCCACCTTGGTTGACGGCTTCCTGGCACAAATTCACTGCCTGCCATGCGTGCCGATGAACGAAGTGGCAAAAGAGAAGCTGCCGCACTACGTCATGAGCGCCACCGCTGAGATAGGGCGCGTTGCTGCCGGTGCCGTTACTGGCGATGTGAAAACCACTGCCGGACGCCGTGATGTAATCAGCAGCATTAACTCAGTAACTCGCCTGATGGCACTGGCTGCCGTTTCCATGCAGGCCCGCCTGCAGGCCAACCCCGCAATGGCAAGCGCGGTGGACACCGTCACGGGCCTTGGCGCTTCGTTCGGCATCATCTGAGGTGAATATGAAAGAGAAAAATAAAGGCAGCAAACACGCTAATAACTCCTGCTGCCTATGTGCATGTGAAAAGTGTGATCAGGTCCTTAATTCAGCTTCTGAGGCGTTAAAAAACCGCTTAAAAGCTGAGCGAGAGACATTTTTACTTCTGCTTCAACGCCTGCGGTCGCAGCATGTTGATTAACGGTAGCGGTCTGAAGGATTTTAATAATTTGATTTTTTTGTTCTTCGGAAAGAACAGAAAAAATAGCTTGCAGCAGGAGTGAGTGGGCGAGGACATCGACTCTGGTTTGATTGCCTGCCTCGGTAAGGACGTTAGTTAACTGTTTAAGAGCTTCGGTCTGTTGTTCGTTATTTTTCATGTCTTTTCCTTTCTGGCTGTGTGGAAACACCAGAATACCACGGGCCGGGCGTGGTTAAACATCCCGGCACATATTGGAGGGGTTATGGAAGAACCAAGTTTTGCATCATTATTGAAAACACAAAGTCCAGCTATGCACTGCGGCCATGGCTGGATTATCGGGAAAGATGGCAAACGCTGGCACCCATCCCGCTCTCAGGACGAACTGCTGGCAGGACTGACCACTAAACAGGGAAAACCATGGCTATTGAAGGCGCTGCGGCGACTGTTCCATTAAGCCCGGGTCAACGTCTGGAAGGGTTGAACCGCATAGCGGAGTTAAGGGCGAATGTGTTTGGTCTGAATATTGAGCCAGAGCTTGAGAGGTTTATTAAAGATATGCGCGATCACCGCGATATAAACCATAAACAAAATGAGCGGGCACTGGCAGCCATATTCTTTATGGCAAAAATTCCAGCAGAACGTCACGGCGTCAATATTAGTGATCTGACTACTGACGAAAAGCGGGAACTGGTTAAAGCAATGAATCATTTTCGTGCAGTGGTGAGCTTATTTCCCAAACGGCTAACCATGCCGAATTAACCCACAACAGAAATTAATGGCGTAAACCCGCCGGGCATTCTTTTGCCCAAATTCAGGAGTAATGAATATGCGAAATATCGAAACCCGCACCACTAAAACCGGACCAGATAATGCTGGCCTGAATCAGATGCTGATTGAGGCGCGCAAAGAAGAACGCCGTGGCCGTGCCGATGTAATGGCGGCCCGCATGGAATCTATTGCTGCCCGTATCGTGTCGCGGCAGCTCAATCACACGGAAGCGGCGGAGCTGCTGCGTGAAGAAGCGGTGAAGATTCAGAACGAAGCTCAGGAGATCCACTGATGGCCGATTCTATGGACCTCGTACAGCAGCGCGTTGAGGAGCAACTGCAGCGCCACATCCACAATGCCCGCAGCCGAAAGGTTGGGGTTTCTTCACTGGAGTGTGAAAGCTGCGGAATTGTCATTCCAGAAAAACGCCGGGCCGCCTTACCGGGCTGTGATCTCTGCGTTACCTGTCAGGAAATCGCAGAGCTTAAAGGCAAACACTACAACGGAGGTGCTGTATGAGCACCATCCTGAAATGGGCGGGCAATAAAACTAACATCATGCCCGAATTGATTAAGCACCTTCCTGCTGGTCCGCGACTGGTTGAACCTTTCGCGGGTTCGTGCGCTGTGATGATGGCGACAGACTATCCTCATTATCTTGTTGCGGATATTAATCCTGATTTAATAAATCTATATCAGGAAATTTTCCGCAACACTTCTGATTTTATCGAACGGACCAAACATCTGTTTCAAATTTTCAATAGTGAAGATGGTTATTATGATAGTCGGGATTCATTCAATCATGATAAAGACCCTGATTGGCGTGCGCCTCTTTTCTTATTCTTAAACCGACACTGTTACCGCGGCCTTTGCCGTTATAACAAAAAGGGCGAATTTAACGTGCCCTACGGTAATTATAAAAATCCGTATTTTCCTGAGAATGAAATACGCACTTTTGCTGAAAAAGCTCCCCGCGCCACGTTCATCTGCGCCAGCTATGACGAAACTTTGGCGTTACTGGTGCCTGGGGATGTTATTTATTGCGATCCGCCTTATGACGGTACTTTTAGTGGCTATCATACTGCCGGTTTTACTGAGGACGATCAGTATCATCTGGCCTCTATTCTTGAGCGCCGTGCATCAGAAGGCCATCCGGTCATCGTTTCGAACAGCGACACTTTACTGACTCGTTCCCTGTATCGCAATTTCACTCATGATCGCATTAACGTAAAACGCAGCATCGGTGTTGCTGCAGGCAAAGGGAAAACTGCAGACGAACTGATTGCTGTACTCAAACCGAGAGTATGGGCTGGCTTTGATCCAGCAGGTGGCCCTGATTGCTCTGTCGTGCATGAGGTGCGCGCGTGAGTCATCACGAAGTTAAAAAGCACGGCGGCGCAGATGATTCCGCCGCTGCTTTTACCTGGAATGCACCTAAAAAGGCGATTAACCCCTATCTGTACCCGGCGGAAGTTACGCCGGGTTCTGAGCTTTCAAACCTGATTACTCTCTATGCTGCGGATCATGAGCAGGAACAGCTGCGCCGCGAGGCCCTGAGTAATGAGGTCTGGGAGCGCTATTTCTACAATGAATCCCGTGATCCTGTTCAGCGAGAAATGGAGCAGGACCAGCTGATAAGCCGCGCCAAAATGGCCCGCGAACAGCAGCAATTCAATCCCGATCTGGTCATTATTGCTGACGTGAGCGCCCAACCGGCGCACATCAGCAAGCCTCTGCTCGAAAGGATTAAATATTTCCAGAGCCTGGGTAAACCAAAGGCATATTCCCGTTATCTGCGGGAAACCATCAGACCGTGTCTTGAACGGCTGGAGCAAGTGCGCACCAGTCAGGTTTCCGCCTCCTTCCGTTTTATGGCGAGCCAGGACGGGATGGAGGGCTTGCTGGTTCTGCCAGAAATGAATCAGGAGCAGGTCAAACGGTTATCCACCCTGGTAGCCGCACATATGAGCATGTGCCTGGATACTGCCTGCGGTGAGCTGTTTACGGATGATGACGTTACGCCGGAAGAGATCCGCCGGTCATGGGAAAGGGTCGCCGCTGAAGCTATGCGCCTTGATGTTATACCGCCTGCATTTGAACAGCTGCGCCGTAAAAAGAACTGCCGCAACCCGGTCCCGTATGAGCTTATTCCGGGTTCACTGGCCCGCATGCTTTGTGCGGACTGGTGGTATCGCAAGCTGTGGCAGATGCGGTGTGAATGGCGGGAGGAGCAGCTGCGTGCTGTTTGCCTGATTAACAAAAAGGCGTCCCCGTATGTCAGCTATGAAGCTGTGATCCACAAACGCGAACAGCGCCGCAAATCACTGGAGTTTTTCCGCTCGCATGAGCTGGTTAACGCCGAAGGTGGCACGCTGGATATGGAAGAGGTGGTAAACGCCAGTAGCAGCAATCCGGCGCACCGGCGCAACGAAATGATGGCCTGTGTTAAAGGGCTGGAGCTTATCGCAGAAATGCGTGGCGAATGCGCCGTGTTCTATACCATCACTTGCCCGTCACGCTTTCACGCGACGCTCAATAACGGCAGGCCTAACCCGAAATGGACCAGTGCAACGGTCCGGCAGAGCAGCGATTACCTGGTGAATATGTTCGCCGCCTTCCGTAAGGCGATGCACAAAGCCGGGCTGCGCTGGTATGGCGTCCGCGTTGCCGAGCCACACCATGACGGCACCGTGCACTGGCATCTGCTGTGCTTCATGCGCAAAAAAGACCGTAAATCCATCACCGCGTTGCTGCGTAAATTCGCCATTCGTGAGGACCGGGAGGAGCTGGGCAACAATACCGGGCCGCGCTTCAAGTCTGAGCTTATCAACCCGCGAAAGGGTACACCGACCAGCTATATCGCCAAATACATCAGCAAGAATATCGACGGGCGCGGGCTGGCGCAGGAAATCAGTAAAGAAACAGGCAGATCACTGCGCGATAACGCTGAGAACGTAAACGCTTGGGCTTCGCTGCACCGTGTTCAGCAATTCCGTTTCTTTGGTATCCCTGGCCGTCAGGCGTACCGCGAGCTGCGCTTGCTGGCTGGTCAGGCCGCCAGGGCGCAGGGTGACAAGAAGGCAGGCGCGCCGGTACTGGAAAACCCGCGTCTGGATGCAGTGCTGGCTGCAGCTGATGCTGGCTGTTTTGCCACCTACATCATGAAGCAGGGCGGCGTCCTGGTTCCCCGTAAACATCACCTTGTCAGAACTGCCTATGAGCTGAACGACGAGCCGAGCGCCTACGGCGATCATGGTGTTCGTATTTATGGCATCTGGTCCCCGATCATTGAGGGCCGGATCTGCACTCATGCAGTGAAGTGGAAAATGGTTCGTAAAGCCGTTGACCTTCAGGAGGCGACAGCCGACCAGGGCGCTTGCGCCCCTTGGACTCGTGGCAATAACTGTCCCCCTATTGAAAATTTGAACCAAACAGGGGGGGATCTACCCGAGCTTAAATCCATGAATGACAAGGAGCTGCATGAGTATTTGCACAACATGGGCCGGAAAGAACGCCGTGAGCTGACCGCAAGGCTGAGGCTCGTTAAACCGAAGCGGAAAAAAGAATACAAACAGAACATTTCGGATCAGCAGCGCCTTCAGCTTGAGTATGAACTGCAGTCCAGAGGGTTCGATGGCAGTGAATACGAGGTTAATTTACTTGTACGCGGCGGCAGCCTTCCGTCAGGGGGCGGGTTGCGCATCTTTTACCAGAGTGGGCGGCTGCGTGAGGATAACAAGTGGCGGCAGTATTACTGACCAACCAAAAAATTTCCTGTTTTTGACTCATATCAGGGCTTTCTTATTGAAGGCCAAAAAAGCGTTTTACATTTAGAAATTGGTACTATACTGTATATATAAACAGTGGATATACATACAGTTATGTTGTGTAAGTGGCCGTAATAGGAGGGAAAATGCAGGATTATCTTTTGGAGTCATTGAAACTTCAGCGCATTGATTTTTTCATAAAGCTGGTAGCGGCAAGCGAGTGCAGCGACGAAGAAAAGCGGCTGGCTATCCAATGGGTTTCTGAGCTGACTGACGAGCTGATGGCGAAAATTCGCAACCATGAATACAGCCGCACAATGGACGCTACCAGTTAGGGGAAAATCTATGCGGATTGAAATAATGATCGATAAAGAGCAGAAAATTAGCCAAGCGCTGTTAGAAGCACTTGAATCCGAGCTTTACCGAAATTTCCGCCCCCACAACCCAAAAACTGCTATCCGAATCCGCAAGGGCAGCGCCAATGGCGTTGAACTGAACGGGTTAAGGCAGGATGAAGAAAAAAAGCGAGTGATTGAGCTTATGCAGTTGGTATGGGAAGACGATAGCTGGTTGCATTGATAGGTTTCGTTGTAATGAGACATTTTTTATAAATTCGATAGTAGACAGCTAGAGGGATTAATGATTAATAGATAGCTTAAACATAGTGATGGGCGTAAAATCGCGCGCATTTTATTGGCAATGGATCTGAACTCAATGGCGGATAAGGCTCAATCAGTAAGTATTGTGTATCAAGGCAAAGCTCTTGATGATCACAAGATGGATATTCTTTCGTTTGCGAAAAGTTTGCAGGGACTAGGTGAGGCTATCTACTCTGCAAATGAGATTGTAAACGGAGGGCGCGACATTGAAGTTAACGTTGACGCTGAATTAATTGCTGGTTCCTTTGGGTTTGACATTGAGGTGGTACAACATCTTGCTAATGCTAAAGATGTTGTACAAATTTTGGGCTTGTCAGCCATACCTTTAGCCGTTGGAGGTGCTACAGTTTTAGAGGTTCTCAGGAAACTTAACGGACGTAAGATCGACATAGTTGAGAAAGCTAACGGTAGTGACAAAGTTAAGCTGAAAGTCGATGGGGAAGAGATTGTTTGCTCTGAAGATGTTGAAAAAATCGTAAATGCTCCAGAGATTCGTAAGGCTGTTGATGCGTTTGTCAGACAGCCTCTGTTGCAAGATGGTATCGACAATTTTGTGGTAAAAAAATCGCGTACCTCTAAGAGAGAAATTCTCAACATTCATAAGGATGAGGCTGAGGAATTCAAGTCTCCTAAAGTTCTCTTTGAAACCAAAGAAGAAGTTGACGAATTTGAATCAACAGTGACTTTCATTTCGGCGCATACTGACAAAAAAAGTGGCTGGCGTGTTGAGTTCGGCGGTGAAAAGCGCAATGTCAGAATGGAAGATGATGAGTTCATCAAGCTTGTTACTGGACCAGACGCCCCTAAAATTTTTGGCGAATTGTTTGCTGTGAAGATGAAGAAGATAGTGAAAGATTCCGGTGGCCTGGTAGATGAAAAGCTATCGATCATTAAAGTGGGTCGACACTTTGCCGCCAAAGACAGAAAAATCAAACCTGATGCGGATTGAAAATGTCTATAGATATTAGTGTGTTAGGATGGTTGGGGCTGCTTGTTGCAGCTCCTGCTATATTTATAGGTGCTAGAGTGGCTATACGTAGCCTGCTCGATCGGGTTATTGCCGAAACAAAAGTTTCTATCACTTATACTGATGCAAACAAAAATGTCTATAAAACAAAGATTTACATTAACAATGATGATGAGTTAATAAAGCTCATAGATGACATAGCAGAGAAAAATAAGCGTGAGAGGAAGGAGTCAGCCTCTCATGCCTGAACAAAAGAAAACAAGCGGTAAAGCAGTCGGTGTAACAGGTGGTGGCGGTGTAGGCCTTTTCCTAATAAAGCTGGCTAGCTTTATTACAGACCCAACATGGAAAGACCTTTACATTGCTTCAATACCAATGGTGTCTATTCTTCTGAGCGAAGTTTTTACTTTTGCATGGACGATTTATGCTGTTGATCCGCAAGAAATTAAATTGAAAAGACGGTTAAAGGCTCTGAAAAAGCAAGCCGAAGCAGTTTTAAATGCTCCATCTCCTCCTGTTTCTCAAGAAATGCGCGAGAAAGCGCAGGCTCGTTATGACGTGATCTGTGGAATTGAAATGGGAATTTACCCCCTCTCAATAGTAAATACGTTGGATGGAAAAGCATCCCCCGCACCGCAAACGCAGGACGTTGAATAGCCGTTTCCACTTTGCATTGCTATGCCGCATGAAATCGCATGATCGTTTGTAGATCGTTTTTGCTGAGGCCCGCCAGTTCTGGCGGGCTTTTGCTTATGTCATGCAGGTGCATGAAAACCATTACACAAAGCGGGCAGGCGTGGCGGGGATACGAGCGCGCGCGCAGGCATTTACTCTCAGAATCGAAGCAATTTATAGTCAAAAAATTGTTAACAGCTATAATGCTTCAACCAATTATTATTTCATCCAGTTTATTTTGATTATAAATAGAGGGATATATGTATAACGTGGTGTTAGATACTAATATTTTACATGAAGAAGGACTTAACTCAGCTGACATGGGGGTTATTAACCGCCTGGTAAATAATGGTATTGTTAATCTTCATGTTCCAGAGTTAGTAGTTAAAGAATTTACTACCAAAAAAACAGATGCGATTATTGAGTCTCTTTCAAAAGCATCTAATATGTTAAAAAGCATGGACAGAGATATAAGAGCCACAGCAACAACTTTATCTCATGAATTAGATGCGATTAAAATGAGCATTGATATGTTATCGTTTAGCATTGAAAGCAGAGTCGATGACGTAATGCGCAAATGGATAGATGAAAATAGAGTTAATATTCTCCCTTTGAAAGGTGACTATACTGCCCCTGTTTTTAATAATTATTTTGTTGGTGGAGGAGTTTTTAGAAAGAAGAAAGAAAGAGAGGACTTACCTGATGCCTTTATAAATCTGAGTATCACGGAATTACATAGCTCTTTGGGAAGGCTGGTAATTATAATAAAAGATGGTGTTTTTAAAAAGTCCTTATCGCGTAATAAAGATTTCGTTATATTAGATAGTTTGCAGGACTTATTTGAGTTACCTGATATCAAATCTTCTATCGAGAACTTAGGTGTAACATCTTTTGTTTCTTCCCCAGCCTACTCTCAGGCAATGCAACGGTTGTTGCAAGCTAACCCTAGTTATTTTGAAAGTATCTACGTCGAGCCATCTGAAGGTCGTGAACTAATAGCTGATTGGATCTGCCATGTTGAGGCTGAGGTTGATGATTTTAGTTATATTGAAAATATTACCATTGATCGTGTGCATAAGATTTCTGAGCAGCATTTTGCAGCGAAAATTTCATTCCAAATGGATTCAGGAATCTCGTATATCACAGACTATGGTGAGGTCTTGAAAATTGAGAGGGATAAGGAAAGAACCGCTGACTGTTGGAGCATGAATAGTGAGGGGATGTGTGATGTGACTGAGAATGCGCGGTTAAAGTTCTATGGCGATTTGAATATATTATTTAAAGAATCAATTGATTCACTAGACAAAGGCGAACTCGATTCTTATTTCGAACGGGGGGCTATTATAATGACCATTGATGTAAATGATGCGGATATTATAAAAATACTTTAAGCTCATAAGAGGCGCATTGTGCGCCTCAATGTTAATTTATTTTATACTCTTTGAAAGAAATAATATCACTGTCTAGCCAGTTATTTAATTCCCCAATTCTTCTTTGTAGTGGGATTAATTCATTTCTTACAAAAACATTCGCCGCCTTCTCCACATCCCCAAACCCTCCAACATTACTCGGCATAATCCCCATCATCTGCGGTGGAACTCGGTGAGCCGCCATCATGTCATCCCGGCTCACGTTCTTTATGTTAAGAAACTCGTCCTTAGCCGCAACTTCTGACAACGGGATTATCTGAATCCCGTCCTTTTTGCCGTTCGGCGAGTACATAAACAGGTTGCGGAAGTTGCCCGGTCCTTTGGCGCTTTTCATAGCCTGGCGGATGTTGTTCACGTCCTCCTGGTTCTGCGCGGCGTCGGTCATGTACATGATGAAGCCCGCATGGCTGCCGTTGATGTAATACTTCCGGCGGAACAGCGTGGCGGACTCGTTCAGCAGGGCTGAAGGGATGGCGGAAAGGTATTCCGGCAGGCCGTAAATCTCCTGGTTTAAATCCGGCTCCATCAGGTGAAAGATGCTGCCTTTGGTGAACTCATACGGCTGCGTGGTCATGCCGTACTGCACAAACCAGTAGGTATCCAGGTCGACGCCCCGGCGGGTGTATTTCGCCAGTGACGGCTCCAGCGACAGAATGCCGCCGAGCCGGTTGGTTCGCTTCTCCAGATAGGCATTACCAAATACCAGATAGTCCTGCACGAACCGGCTGAACGCCTGCTGGCTCAGCAGCGGATGCGGGATAAAGGTGCTGGTCAGAATATTGCGCTTCACCGCAATCGGCGAGCTATGATGCACGGCGGCGCGGTAGGTGCGCGCCAGCCCGTCAAAACTTACCGGCGGCTCATACCAGCGGTCCATCTGTACACATTCGACATAATCCAGCAGCTCGCGGCGGTCCAGTACCGGGATCGGATCGCCAAAGCTGAAAGCTTCTGCAGATGCGCCGCTGCTGTGCTGAACTGCGGCACGGTTTTTCTTGTTCTTGCCCATCAAAAAATCTCCACAATGTTGCTGGTGTTGGCGGCTTCGCCCTGCAGCGGTTCGTTAAACAGCGCGTGCATCGTTGCCCATGCCAGGTCTGCATGGCTGGCTTCTTCGCTGCGGCTGGCTTCGTAGGTGGGGCGGTTCCCGCTGGCGGTGGTGGCGCGCCGGATAGCCATGAATGACTGCGCGATATCGGTATGCCCGGCGTCAAACTCCAGGCGGCGGTGGCTGATAATGTCGTATGCCTTGAGCACCAGGGCGTTTTTGACGTTGGGGTTGTAGACAAACTCCCGGACTGCCGGGAAGAACGCCTTCACGTTCTCATAGACGCCGTGGCCGACGCCGGTCGAGTCAATGCCGATATAAGTCACGTTGTACTGCTGCGTCAGCTTTTTAATCGCGTCAGCCTGGGCGCGGAAGTCCATCCCGCGCCACTGGTGCCGCTCAAGAATGCGGAACTTGCCGCCCGGCACCGTGGGCGGTGCCATCACCACGCATCCGGCGCTGTCGCCGTTCTGTGTACCTTTCGCAGGGTCATAGCCGATCCAGACTTCGCGCCAGCCAAACGGGCGCAGCGCCAGCGCCTGAAAATCGGACCATACTTCCCAGCTGTCCACCATGCAGGCCTGCAGCTCGCTCAGCGGGAACACTGACGCCAGATCGTCAATAAACTCGCACATCAGCAGGTTCTGGTATTCGTCCGGGCTGTACTCCATGCGCAGCTGGTCGAGGTCGAACAGGTTACAGCCACCGCGCACCGCATCTTCCACGGTGACGATCTGGCGGTACTGACCGTCCGGGCAGAGCAGGCCCGGGGCCAGATCGCTGTGGGTCAGGTCAATATCCACCTTGTCCGCTTTGGCGCGGCCCCGGTTGAAAAGTGCGCCGGACCAGAACGGATAGGCGCTGTGGGTCAGGCTGGACGGTGTGGAAAAGTAGGTCTGCCGCCATTTTTTGTGAATGGCCATCCCGGATGCCACCTTGCGCAGCTCCTGGAATTTCGGTATCCAGAAATATTCATCCAGGTACAGGTTGCCGTGGTAGCTCTGCGCTGTGCGGGCGTTGGTACCGAGGAAGTACAGGCACGCGCCGTTGCTGAGCGTCATCGGGTCGCCTTTCAGCTCCACATCCACCTCTTTTGCAAAGTCGATGATGTACTGCTTAAACACGTGTGCCTGCGCCTTGCTGGCTGAGAGGAAAATCTGGTTACGGCCGGTAGTAATGGCGTCAATCAGTGCCTCGCGGGCAAAAAAGAAGGTTGCCCCAATCTGGCGCGATTTAAGCAGGTTGCGGATACGATGGCGGTTGCCTGCCTCGTACCAGTGGCGCTGGTAAGCGAACATCGAGCCGTGGAAAACCTCCTGCAGCTTCTCGATCTGTTCGTCGGTGAAAACGTTTTTTTCGGGTTGGCGGCGAAGGCCTTTGTTGCGGTTGGCAACCTTCGGGTTTAAATCTGCCTCATTGCCGCCATCGTTAAATTTACCGATCCGGGCGTGGCGCTCTGACTGGCGCGCCAGCAGGTCAATTTCCTTGAAGTCTTTCCCTTCTTTCTGCTCCTTCATAATGAGCTGGCAGTAGCGCGCGGCGGTGGTGAGCTGCATCTGATCCAGCGGCCCATAGTCGCCCCACTTGTCACGCTTCTTCCAGCTGTGAACGGTTGCAACTTTCTCGCCCAGCATTTCAGCAATGCGGGCTACGCGGTATCCCTGAAAGTACAGCAGCATGGCCTGCCGACGGGGATCGAGGTCTGCGGGGGTCAGTGTTGTGTTCATGGCACAAGCCTACGGCCTTGACAGCTGGCTTTCCCCGGCTGCGGTTTGTATGGCCGACCGCACAAGCGCCGCGCGTTGTTTCACTCCCCCCATCACCGCAACCATAAGGCTCCAGTAAGTTTTTTCTAACGGAGCAAGGCTCATGACAGTGAAAGCAAAGCGTTTTCGTATCGGGGTGGAAGGTGCCACCACCGACGGACGCGAAATCCAGCGTGAATGGCTGGAGCAGATGGCGGCCAGCTACAACCCGGCGGTCTACACCGCGCTGATTAACCTTGAGCACATCAAGTCCTATCTGCCGGACAGCACCTTTAACCGCTACGGCAGGGTGACGGGGCTGGTTGCTGAAGAAATTCAGGACGGCCCGCTGAAGGGCAAAATGGCGCTGTATGCCGACGTGGAGCCGACCAGCTCACTCGTTGAACTGGTCAAAAAAGGCCAGAAGCTTTTCACCTCCATGGAAGTCAGCCCGAAGTTTGCCGACACCGGCAAAGCCTACCTTGTCGGTCTGGCCGCCACTGACGATCCGGCGAGTCTGGGCACCGAAATGCTGACCTTCAGCGCCAGTGCCGCACGCAACCCACTGGCAAACCGCAAACAGAATCCTGAAAACCTCTTTACCGCCGCTGAAGAAACGCTGATCGAACTGGAAAAAACCCATGACGAAAAGCCGTCCCTCTTTGCCCGCGTCACTGCACTGTTCACAAAAAAAGAACAGACCGATGACGCGCGTTTCTCAGACGTGCACAAAGCCGTTGAGCTGGTCGCCACCGAGCAGCAGAACCTGAGCGAGCGCACCGATAAATCCCTGGCCGATCAGGACGCGCGCATTTCTGAACTTGAATCCTCGCTGCAGGAGCAGCAGTCCGCCTTTGCCGAGCTTCAGCAGCAGCTGAGCCGTGAAGACAGCCGTAAAGATTACCGCCAGCGCGCGCCGGGCGGTGACGCACCGGCAGGCACCCTGACCAATTGCTGATGGAGCATAAAACCCGATGAAAAAGAATACCCGCTTTGCCTTTAACGCCTATCTGCAGCAGCTGGCGCGCCTGAACAACGTGGAAGTGGAAGAGCTTTCCAGCAAGTTCACCGTGGATCCGTCCGTGCAGCAGACGCTGGAAGACCAGATCCAGCAGTCCGCCGCTTTTCTGACGCTGATTAACATCACGCCGGTTGCGGAGCAGTCCGGTCAGCTGCTTGGCCTGGGTGTTGGCTCCACCATTGCCGGAACCACCGACACCACGACCAAAGATCGCGAACCTACCGATCCGATGCTGATGGAGGACGTGGAATATAAATGCGAACAGACCAACTTTGACACGGTGCTGACCTACGCAAAGCTGGACCTGTGGGCGAAATTCCAGGACTTCCAGGTGCGTATCCGTAATGCCATCATCAAGCGCCAGGCGCTGGACCGCATCATGATCGGCTTCAATGGCGTGAAGCGCGCCAAAACCTCCAACCGCGCTGAAAACCCGCTGCTGCAGGATGTGAATAAGGGCTGGCTGCAGAAAATCCGCGAAGACGCGGCGGACCACGTTATGGGCAGTACCACCAAGGACGGCTCCACCACTGCAGGCGCGGTGAAGGTGGGCAAGGGCGGTGACTATACCAACCTGGACGCCGTGGTGATGGATGCGGTTAACGAGCTGATCGACGTGGTGTACCAGGACGATGACGAACTGGTTGTTATCTGCGGCCGCGAGCTGCTGTCCGACAAGTATTTCCCGCTGGTCAACAAGGAGCAGGAAAACAGCGAGAAAATCGCCGCCGATCTGATTATCAGCCAGAAACGCATGGGCGGCCTGCAGGCAGTGCGCGCGCCGTTCTTCCCTGCGAATGCCCTGCTGATCACCCGTCTGGATAACCTGTCTATTTACTGGCAGGAAGACACCCGCCGTCGCTCTGTTATCGACAACCCGAAACGTGACCGGATTGAAAACTTTGAATCTGTCAACGAAGCGTATGTGATTGAAGATTATCGCTGCGCGGCCCTGGTCGAAAACATCGAAATCGGTGATTTCACCGCGCCAGCTGCGCCGGAAGGTGGGGAGTAACGCATGAGCCTGAGTCCCGCACGGCAGCACCGCCTGCGCATTCAGGCCGAACAGGCCGCCCGGGAGGGCGGCAGTGTTCGCCATGCGTCCGGCTATGACCTGATGCTGCTACAGCTGGCAGAAGACCGCCGCCGCCTTAAGGGCATTCAGTCCACCGTGAAAAAGGCGGAAATCAAGGTGGATCTGCTGCCGAGGTATGCCGCCTGGGCGGAGGGCGTGCTGGCTGCGGGAGGTGCGCAGCAGGATGACGTGCTGATGTACGTGATGCTGTGGCGTATCGACGCCGGTGATTATGCCGGTGCGCTGGAAATCGGGCGTCATGCACTGCGCCATGGCTGGGTGATGCCGCTGGGCAACCGCAACGTGCAGACCGTTCTGGCGGAAGAAATGGCGGACGCCGCACAGAGCGCCCTGCTGGCTGCCACCAGTTTTGATGCCGATCTGCTCCTGCAGACGCTGGACCTGACAACCGATCTGGATATGCCGGACCAGTCCCGGGCACGCCTGCATAAAGCCATCGGCGCGGTACTCACTGAAAACAATCCGGCTTCTGCCCTGAATCACCTTACTCATGCGCTGCAGCTCGATCCCCGCTGTGGCGTGAAAAAAGAAAAGCAGCAGCTGGAGCGCAGATTGCGTAGTGACAGCCGCTAACGAACGTGCCCCGCGCACGGGCGGCACGGGGTGGCGAAAGGCACTGCCACATCAAAACTCCGTCCACCGCCCACTATTTCAGGAGAAAGCCGCATGCAGTTTATTGCGCCAGAACAGGCACCGGAACAGGCGGACGTTATTAAAAATACACCGTTCTGGCCTGATGTGGACCTGTCGGAATTTCGCAGTGTGATGCGCACTGACGGCACGGTGACGCAGCCCCGTCTGAGGCAGGTTGCGCTGACAGCCATTTCCGAAGTTAACGCTGAGCTGTACGACTTCCGCAACCGCCAGCAGATGCTGGGCTACCGGGATCTGGCTGGCGTACCGGCGGAAATGCTGGACGGCAAAAGCGAGCGCATTCAGCACTATCTTAACGCCGTCTATTGCTGGGCGCGCGCCGTGCTCAATGAGCGTTACCAGGATTATGACGCCACGGCGTCCGGGGTGAAGCGAGGGGAGGAACTGGCGGAGGCCAGCGGCGATCTGTGGCGTGATGCCCGCTGGGCTATCAGCCGGGTGCAGGATGCACCGCACTGCACGGTGGAGCTTATCTGATGAAAGTGCGTGCGCACCAGTATGACACGGTGGACGCGCTTTGCTGGCGTCATTACGGGCGTACGCAGGGTGTCACTGAGCAGGTTCTGCAGGCAAATCCGGGGCTGGCTGAGTATGGCCCTTTTTTACCGCACGGGCTGCAGGTGGAGCTGCCGGACATTCCGGCGACAACCACGGCGCAGACCGTCCAGCTATGGGACTGAATTATGACGCTTGAACGAATCAGCGCCTTTATCACTTATTGCATCGCTGTTTTGCTGGCATGGCTGGGCGATTTGTCGCTTAAGGATGCTTCAACGGTTGGCGGCGTGCTGATTGGTGTGCTGATGCTGGCTATCAACTGGTATTACAAGCACAAAACCTACCAGCTGCTGCGCGACGGGCAAATCACGCGGGGGGAATATGAGTCCTTCAATCGTTAAACGCTGCCTTGTCGGGGTGGTGCTGGCTATCGCCGCCACGCTGCCCGGTTTCCAGTCGCTGAATACCTCTGTTGAGGGGCTGAAGCTGTTAGCCGATTTCGAGGGGTGCCGCCTGCAGCCTTATCAGTGCAGCGCGGGTGTCTGGACTGACGGGATCGGCAATACGTCCGGGGTGATGCCCGGTAAAACCATTACGGAACGGCAGGCGGCGCAGGGGTTAATCAGCAATGTGTTGCTGACGGAAAAAAGACTGGATGCCTGCCTGAAGGTCAGACCCCCGCAGCATGTTTACGATGCGCTGGTAAGCATCGGCTTCAACGTGGGTGCCGGCGCAATATGCCGATCCACCATGGTGTCCTACATCAACCGCCAGCAGTGGTGGCAGGCGTGCAATCAGCTGCCGCGCTGGATTTACGTTAATGGTCAGAAAAACAAAGGGCTGGAGAACCGCCGCGCACGGGAGCTGGCCTGGTGCCTTAAAGGCGCTGGCGTATGACACGTGCATTAGTAGTAGGGCTGGCGCTGACTGTTGCGGCGCTGGGCTGGCAGTCCTGGCTACTTAACAATGCCAGCCACACCATCGAGACGCAGGGCGTGGCGCTGAAAAGTAAAGCGCAGGAACTGACGAAGAAAAACAGCCAGCTGATCGGCCTGTCCATTCTGACTGAAACCAACAGCCGGGAGCAGACGCGGCTTTATGCGGCGGCGGAGCAGACCTCCACGCTGCTGCGCAACCGTCAGCACCGGATAGAGGAACTGAAACGTGAAAATGAGGATTTGCGCCGCTGGGCTGACACTCCTTTGCCTGCTGACGTTATCCGGCTGCGGGAGCGTCCGGCCCTCGCCGGAGGTGCAACTTACCGTGAGTGGCTGTCCCAGAGTGACGCAGTGTCGCCTGGAAAGGTCAGCGCCGCGCAGTAACGGCGATCTGAATGGGGTGCTGGATGAAACGGAGGCCGCCTGGGCGGCATGTGCTGACAAAGTGGACACGATAATTGCGTGTCAGGAGCGAGACAGTGAACAAACCGCAGTCTTTACGCAGCGCCCTGAATAAGGCGGTGCCGTATGTCCGTAATAACCCGGACAAACTGCACCTGTTTGTGGATAACGGCTCACTGGTGGCAACCGGGGCCAGCTCCATGTCATGGGAGTACCGCTACACCCTGAACGTGGTGATCGAGGATTTCAGCGGGGACCAGAATCTGCTGATGGCTCCCGTTCTGCTTTGGCTCACAGACAATCAGCCGGATGCAATCAACAACCCTGAACTGCGCGAAAAGCTGTTTACCTTTGTCGTGGATATTCTGCGTAATGATGTGTGCGATATCAGCCTGAACCTGCAGCTGACGGAGCGCGTACTCGTCAGCGCCAGCGGGGGCGTGTCGAGCGTTGAGGCGGTGCCGGAACCGGACGTACCGGAAGAAATGTGGACGGTGAAGCATGGGTGATCTGCAGAGGGTGGATGACTGGCTGGCGGCGTTGCTGGCAAATCTGGAGCCTGCCGCACGCAGCCGCATGATGCGTCAATTGGCGCAGGAATTGCGCCGCAGTCAGCAGCAGAATATCAGGTTACAGCGAAACCCGGACGGTAGCGGCTATGAGCCGCGCCGGGTAACGGCCCGCAACAAGAAGGGGCGCATAAAGCGCCAGATGTTTGCGAAGCTACGCACGACGAAATACCTGAAAACTGCAACCAGTGCCGACTCTGCCAGCGTGCAGTTTGAGGGTAAGGTGCAACGTATTGCCCGGGTTCACCATTACGGCCTGCGTGATCGCGTCAGCCGCAAAGGGCCGGAGGTCCGCTACTCGCAGCGCCGCCTGCTGGGCGTGAATGACCAGAATCAGCAAATTACGCGTGAGGTCCTTTTGCGCTGGTTAATTAAAGATTAATTTCTAATTCAACTAATTTATTTCTCGCCTTATCGTGATTGATTTCATCATGGATTGCTTTTCCTGCTCCATCAGCCGAAGGGTATATACTTGCTGCACTAAATCCCGCTTTATTAAGAAGCTGATATGCCTTAGGTACTTCTTTTATGGGGAGTGTATATTTGAAAAATACTGGATGTTGATAATCTTCTGAAAGCTCATCAAGGCTATTTATAATTGCTGGTTTTCCTCTCCCTCCAGTATGAGGATGGACGCTAAATAGGCCGTACTGCGCAGCTAAATGAGGGCTAATTGAACCTGCAGCAGAATGTAATCTTATTCGTGGGTGAAGGTTTATACATGCTTTATTAAATGCCCATATAGCTAATTTACTGGTTGCAGTCCAGTTTTCATGGTTAGCAATACATGAACTAACAGCAAAGTAAATTGCTATGTATGGAATCCTTGTCCAATCTAAAAGTCTTGTTGGCACACTATGGTGCTGTGCTAAGGCCATAACATCAAAAACTTCTGGGTTAGGCCATGAGGATGGATTTATAAGCCAATAGTCCTGGTAGGAAATATCTAAATGTGATCTACGAAAGTCTGGACTATCACCTGGAATGCGAACGCCCACTCTGTCACAGTGATGTACAAATGACATAAGCGTTATTATCTCGCTTGCAACTATATCATCTGATGTCGGTGCAGTTCTTCTGGTCAAGTATTGCGGTGGATGACGAAGTGCTGATGGAATTAAGCTCCAGTCAGCATCACCTTGCCCTCTATAAATAATGTTATCAATACAGTTTGGGTCGATCTTTTTTGTAGGAGATAGAGCATCCCAAAGTTCATCCGCATTACTGTATTCTCGCAGTTCATAAGTTGGATGTTTTCTTGTATTCATTTTCTTCATTGATAGCTTTGTGTGGAGTTCTACACAAGTTATCACACTGCATTTCAAAAGTAGCTAATGGCAATCTAAAGCCATGAATGCACAACTGACAGAAATCATGCGCCTTATCACCAACCTGATCCGCACCGGCACCGTGACCGAAGTGGACCGGGAAAACTGGCTGTGCCGGGTAAAGATTGGCGAGCTTGAAACCAACTGGATTAACTGGCTGACACTGCGTGCCGGAGGCGGTCGCACCTGGTGGTGTCCGTCACCGGATGAACAGGTGGTGGTGCTGAGCCTGGGCGGCAATCTGGAAACCGCCTTTGCGCTGCCCGCCATTTACTCCAATCAGTTTGCGCCGCCGTCGGATTCCGTAGACGGCTGTGTGACGGAATACCCGGACGGAGGCTGGTTTGAGTACGAACCCGCCACCGGGCGCTGGCACGTCAAAGGTATCAAATCAATGGTGATAGAGGCGGCTGACAACATCACGCTGAAAACCGATGAATTTGTTGTGGAAGCTGAAAGCACCCGTATTAACAGCGATGTCGTGATTAACGGCGGCGTCACCCAGGGCGGCGGCGCGATGAGTTCTAACGGGATCGTGGTGGATGACCATGCCCATATCAAAGTTATGAAAGGCGGCGATACCTCGGGAGGCCCGGTATGACGCTGTATATCGGCATGAGTCAGGGTAACGGCAGGGCCATCACTGATACGGAACACCTGCGCCAGTCAGTACGGGATATTCTGCTGACCCCGCAAGGGAGCCGAATTGCGCGCCGGGAATATGGCTCCCTGCTGTCTGCCCTGATAGACCAGCCGCAGAACCCGGCGCTGCGCCTGCAGATCATGTCTGCGGTTTACGTAGCCCTGAGCCGATGGGAGCCACGGCTTACGCTGGATTCCATCACTATCAGCAGCAGCTTTGACGGCTCAATGGTGGTTGAGCTAACCGGGAAGCGCAATAACGGCGCGTCTGTATCCCTTTCAGTGCCAACAGGAGCAGATAATGGCAGTAATTGACCTTTCCCAGCTCCCGGCCCCGCAGATTATTGAGGTGCCGGACTTTGAGGCGCTGCTTGCTGAGCGCAAGGCAGCTTTTGTGGCCCTTCATCCGGTGGATGAACAGGACGCGGTGCGGCGCACACTTGAGCTGGAATCTGAACCCGTCACCGAATTACTGCAGGAAAACACATACCGGGAAATCCTGCTGCGTCAGCGAATCAATGAGGCTGCGCAGGCGGTCATGGTGGCTTATGCCATGGGTAGTGATCTCGATCAGCTGGCAGCCATTAATAACGTAAAACGACTTACGATCATTCCCGGAGACCCGACGGCGATTCCGCCGGTTCAGGCGGTGATGGAGTCTAATAATGATTTACGCCAGCGCATACCGGCGGCAATGGAGGGTTTGAGCGTGGCTGGCCCATCTGCTGCCTATGAATTTCACGCGCGCAGTGCTGATGGGCGTGTGGCTGATGCGTCAGCGATTAGCCCATCACCGGCAAATGTCACCGTTACAGTTCTTTCCCGCGAAGGAGATGGAACGGCAGCGCCGGATCTGCTTGCCGTGGTGAAAGCAGCGCTCAACGATGAAAGCGTACGCCCGGTGGCTGACCGCGTAACTGTGCAGTCTGCCTCCATTGTGAATTACACGATTAATGCCCAGCTCTATCTCTATCCGGGGCCGGAAGCGGAACCAATCAAAGCGGCGGCTATTGAGCGGCTGCAATCCTACATCAAAGCCCAAACACGCCTGGGGCGTGATATCCGAAAATCTGCCATTTACGGTGCGCTTCATGTGGAAGGGGTCCAGCGTGTAGAGCTGACCGCGCCTGCGGTTGATGTGGTGCTGGATAAATCAAAGGCGGCTTACTGCACGGCGGCAACCGTAACCATCGGGGGTACGGATGAATAGCCTTCTCCCGCCGGGATCGGCTGTGCTTGAGCGCCGACTGGCGCAGGCCTGCAGCGATATCAGCAACCTTGATGTGCCACTGCGTGACCTGTGGAACCCGTGGACATGCCCGGTGAAGTTTCTGCCCTATCTGGCCTGGGCGTGTTCGGTTGACCGCTGGGATGAGGCCTGGGCAGAGAACGTCAAGCGCAAGGCCGTCAGCGACGCCTTTTTTATACACAGCCGCAAAGGGACGCTTGCCGCTATACGTAGCGCGGTTGGTCCACTCGGTCGAATCATTGGCATTACGGAATGGTGGGAAAACAATGCCACGCCCGGCACGTTCGAGCTGGATATTGGTGTGCCGGAAAGCGGCATGACGCCCAACATGAACACCGAAATGGACAGGCTCATCAGTGATGCCAGGCCCGTCAGTCGTCACTGCTCAATCAACATCGTGCAGGAGGTGCCGGGTTATCTGTACACCGGCGGTGCCATCTATGACGGCGACATTATTACGGTTTATCCAGGGTAATTATCATGGCGAAATTTAAAACTATTATCACCACAG